TTCGGTACAGAAATTGTTACAACAACCACAACTACTGTCACAAACACTGAAGTAACTGTCACTAATCCAGACTCTGGAGACCTTTTAGACGGCACTAATGGTTATGTTTCTTCAGGAAACGAAGGAGACATGGATATTGATTGGGGTGGCCAAGGTCCTGCTAGTATGCCTACAGGTAATGGTTGTTATGGATTAGGCACAGATAAATGTGCAGCTATTACAGGATCAGGTAATACTACTTCGACAATGGGAGTTCCAGGAATGGGGACCACGTTTATACAGACTGTTGATTTCTCTGAACTCAATATTAGTAATGGTGGTGAAGTAACTTATTCTATTGAGGTAGATAAACAAGATGATCAAGATCGAATATACATGCACGTTACAGGACTTAACGGAAATAGTCAGGTCTTTTCAGGCACTGACATCTTGTCTGAGTCTGGAGTATCAACAGGCTACCAATCTTATAACGGGTCTTTCGATTTCAGTGGTGTATTAAATAGAGTTACCATTGAAGTAGGTGGTAGAGATATCAATCTTGCCGTAGGCCCAGTCTTTGATGATGTGAGTGTGAACGTATTTTATAATGTAATCAACACAATTATTACTCAACAAATAACTACAGTAGAAGAAATTTACTACCTTAATCTTTTAGATACAGAGATAAACTTTGCAGAAGAAGTATTTGAATTTAATGACATAAGCACCAACGATGTGGGTGAGATAGAGTTTATGCCTTTTGAACCTGAGTATGAAGAAGTGACTTATGAATCTGTTGAAATAGAAATGGCAGAGATAGAACTAGAATTTGATTATGTAGAAGTATCTTATGATGTAACATATGATGCACCTCCTCCAATGGAACTATTACCACCACCTGATATGAATATGGATTTTGAAGTGCCAGTCAATATAGAAACTGTATCTATAGAGATTGAAATGGAGATGAATTTAGAACTACCTTCACTAGAAGATATGCCACCTCCTCCTGATATGGTGGCCTCAGTAGAAGAGGTAGCACCACCAATGGAGATGGATGACGTGCCTCCGCCCATGGAAACAGAACCTGAAGTAGAACCTGTTGAAACAGAAGTAGAAGAAACCAAACCACAAATAGAAGAAGTTCAAGAAGAACCTGAGATGGTGGAAACCGAACCTGAAGAAACTGTTGAAGAAGCACCAGAAGAGGTAGAAGAAGTTGAAGAGGTAGAGGAGACAAAAGAACCTGAAGAAGAAGCTCCTGAAGAAGTTGAAGAAACTAAAGAAGAGCCTAAAGAAGAGCCTAAAAAAGAAGAAAAGAAAGAAGAGCCTAAAAAAGAGCCTAAAAAAGAACTTTCTGCTAAAGAAAAAGCAGCTACTAAAATAGTCAAAAAGATTGACGATAAGGCTAGATATGATGATGCTGCTCAAACAAAAACGTTGATTGTTATGCAAATTCTTGGTAATACAAAATCATTCTTTGATACTCAGTCTTATATACAAGATACAAACGTTACAGAATATTTAAACAAGACAATAGATGATCAATATGGTATGTTATTTGACATGGCACAAGGACAGATAATGGATGATATGGTGAACTCACAATGGCAGAAGTCTCAATAGGAGGCGTGTCCTTTAAAGGAGGACGCATGATGGCAATCATCCTAGCACTAAGTAGTGCTGTAGGAGTTTTGTATGGCGGTTTTGAGGCATTCAAAAAATTCCAGGACATGTCTGAAAAAATTGAGGCTTATACGGCCCCTGATTTGTCGGGGTTTGACAAGAAGATTGCTATTGTAGAAACTCAAACAAATGCACAAGTAGAACTTGTATCACAACAACTAGATGCTTTGAAAAGCGAACTAGAAATTATATTAGGTGAAATAGACCTAATAAGTCAGGTTAGTAGAGAACTTAAAGATGATCTTAAAACAGATTTAAGGGCTGTTGAAGGAGATGTGCGTCACATTACTGAGATTGTAAATGACGTAGAAGATAGACAGAAAGAAGACTCTCGTGAACTAATTTCAGAACTGAAATTATTAGAAGAGAAGTTAGAATTAATGATTAATAAGGCATTGAACAATCCACTTAGTGGTATGTCAGCCAAAACAAAATAGTATTTGATTTCCAATAAAACAAAAAAATTAATCTATAGTGAAGTTAGACTTTGGTCTAAACATTATTTAGAAGTTCCCAATAAACATCTTAATAGATTACCTGCTTGTCCTTACGCAGCTAAGGCCTGGTTTGATAACAAAGTAGATATACAGGTTAGACCTCCTGAGTTTGGATACACAAGAAGCCTACACAAAGAAGTTAAGAAGATAAATTTTGCTAAAAAAGAGATACTTATATACTGTGATGTACACTATAAAGAATATAGTCTTAATAAATTTCAAAGAATTATTGATAACTTCAACAGAAAGTATAACAAAAAAGATATATATTTTATGGGATTTCACCCCTACAATCCACCTAATGAAGAAGAACAAGAGTTTCTGTTAGATCCCACGGGAGATACAACAGACCTACCTGATTCAAAAATAGAATTTTCTATGATGCTTATACAAAAGTTCTCGCAATTATATGAAGCATCTGATAGACTTCACCGCATGGGCTATTACGACAAATGGCCTAAAGATTACTATCATGAGGTAGTATCGTCTAGACAAAAACAATATAAAAAGCTTTTTATGTAAGGAGGCTAACATGGTCGGAATGGCTAAGAAAAAAAACGTCATGAAAAAAATGGGTGGCGGAATGGCTAAGAAGAAAAACGTTATCAAGAAGATGGGTGGCGGAATGGCCAAAAAGAAAAACGTCATGAAAAAAATGCGTGGCGGTGGAATGGCAAACAAAAAGAAAAAATAATACTTAACCACCCCTTTTTGGGGTGGTATCACACTAACCAATTTTTTAAATCTTCTCCTAAGACTTCTGTTGCAATATCAATTTTAGATCTTAAACACTGTACGATTTTTTCATCTACAGTTTTCTCTGCAATAAAATCAACATAAGTAACTTTTTGTTCCTGGCCTATTCTATGTGCTCTATCTTCTGATTGTAATCTTATCTCTAAGTCGTAACTGTTGCTATAATACACGACAGTGTGACTAGCAGTAAGAGTGAGACCATAGCCTCCGGTCTTTGGGTTAGCGACCAAATATTTAAGAGTATCTTCTTTATCTTGAAACCTAGATATAATTTTATCCCTTTCGTCCATAGGCGTATCACCATAAAAGCTAGATACAGTTTCTGTTCCATATTTTTTCTCCAATTCCTTTGTAATGTTTTTTATATCGTGTCTATAGTTTGCCCAAATAATAACTTTATCATCTGTCTCTTCTAAAAAATTTAAAAGTTCTTTGATACGATTATTTTTTATTTCTATAACTTTACCATCATCTGTAGTCATGTGACCACAGGTTATCTGATGAAGTCTCATCATCTGTGTTAAAGCAGAAAAGGCTGTCATTGAATTACCTTCTAACTCAGCAACAGCAAACTCTTTCATTTCTTTATATGCTTTTACTTGATCAGGTGTGAGTTCTATAAATCTTTTTGTATATAACTTTTCTGGTAAATCCAAACAATCTTGTTTGAGAACCCTGGTAGAGAAAGATTCTAACTTACCATTAAGTTCATCAAGTCTCACATATTTTATAATGTGATTATAACTATGTGCACCACCAGCTGCGTTTCGCTGTGCCATCAATGCATATCTTGATTTAAAGGCCCAGAAAGAAGTATATCCCAGTAAATCTTCGCTTAAAAAACCACACTGAGTGTATAAATCTAAGGGTGATTTAGTAACAGGAGATCCTGTTAGTATTCTTCTATACCTTGCATGTTTACCAAGTTTGATAGCACTCTTAGTTCTAGTTGCTGTGGGTGATTTAATTGTTGTAGACTCATCCACAGCCATCAAAGTTGAATGTGCTTTTAAAAACTCTAATGCAGCTGA